TCATGCGTCAGTTGTTCTCCGTCGCCACGGGCGAGAAGGACAGCGATGCGGACGAGACGAATCCGTCTGATATCATCAGCATTGGGGTGGACATGGCTAAGAAGGATGCTGCCCCCAAGATCAATACCGATCAGGCCGAGGCGATCTTCATGGAGTTCGTCCCGGTCTGCGAAACCGAGGCGCAGTTGCGTGAGTTCTGGGCCGAGAATGTCCAGGCTCGCAATGTCCTCAAGGAACACAATCCCGAGGCGCTGAAGCGCGTCACCGCCGCTTTCACCAAGCGGAAGGTCGAACTCACCAACAAGGACAACGACAATGGAAACTAAGAAGTATTACGGCGGCGCGCTCTTCATCAACCGCAATAAGACCAACGAGAAGGCTCCCGATCTCAGCGGCGACGTTGAGATCAACATGGAGACGCTGAAGGTTCTGGTCGAGTTGGCGAAGAAGAATGAGCCGCTGAAGCTGCGGATGGCTGCCTGGGTCAAGGAAGGTAAGAGCGGCAAGTTCTATTCGGTCCAGCTTTCCGAGAACAAGCAGCCTGCCAAGGTCGCACCTAAGAACAACTTCATGGACGACGATATCCCTTTTTGAGGCGAGCCCCATGCACATCCAGTTGAGCCATATCGAGATGGCGTCTTCCGACCTCGTGGCAGAGGAAAGGTGGAAAGAGTCCTTTGGACGCAAGCCAAATCGCGGCCAGCCGGATGTGCCATCGCTGCCCCATCATAAGATGGGCTCCTACGCAGAGTTTGCGGTAGCCAAGGCTCTGAACCTGTACCCTGGCTTTACCGTCAACCACTTCGCCGGTCCTGACATTGAGCCAAACATCGAGGTCAGGTCGGCACCCAAGGGCAGGCTTATCCTCAACGATCAGGACAACTCCTTTCGCAAGTATGTCCTTGTCCTTGGGGTGGCTCCCAGCCTCGAACTGGTTGGCTGGATTTGGGGCTACGAAGGGCAGAAGAAAGAGTTCCTCCTCGACCTAAAGAACGGCAGACCGCCAGCCTACTTTGTGCCGAGAGAAGCACTAAGGCCGATGAGTACGTTCAATGAGAATTAAAGACACCAAGCATCTCTCGTGGGTCAGAACGCAGGGCTGCTTGGTCTGCGGCAGATGGTCACAAGCGCACCACTTGATGTTCGCAGAGCCATCAGCTATGGGTAAAAAGAGTGGTGATAATTGGGCTGTGCCTTTATGCTCAGATCATCACACCGAATTGCACGCTTTTGGGGATGAGAAAACGTGGTGGGACTTGAAGGGCTTAGACCCGATGAACTGGTGCAAACAACACGGGTCAAGGCAATCAACCCTCACTACGCAGGATTGATCCTCAGAGAGTTTGATGTTCTGCCCCGGTCTGATGGGCAGGATTGGAAAGTCGGGGACGAAGTTGGTCTGCACGGAGCAGTCTGGACCGAACGCAATGACGCCAAGGTCTATGCAGTCATCACGGAGATAGTTGATGTTTGAAATTGAGAAGGGCGTCCCCGTGCCCCGTAACTACATGGGCCGCAAGTCGAAGAAGCGCGAGAGCATGGTCGCCACCATGAAGCACATGCAAGTGGGCGACAGCTTCCGCGTTGAATACAAGCTGGCCTCCATGCGTAACTTCATCCGCAACTGCGGCATCGAAGGTAACTTCCGCGCTGCCCAGGAAAGCGAAACGCACGTTCGCGTCTGGCGCGTGGGCTAAGGAGTGGGGGCGAAAGCCCCCCCTTCAATCACGGAGAGAACGAATGGGATACCTCAAGCTGAATCTACTGAGGGCAGGATGAAAGAACCCAAGCAGCCCTGGCTGAAGTTCGAGGCCATCAAGACCTCCATGCGGCAGGACGGCAAGGGAACCTACATGACCCTCACCATCCACCCGGATGAGGTGCCGGTCGATCTCTTGGCTGCCCGTCCTGGCACGCGATACATGATCGGGATGCTGCCCGTCGATGACCATGACCAGCCGGTCAAGGGCAGGGACATGGAGGAAGGCGAGCGCGCCGTTCAGTCGGCTGGGATGCTCTGCCGCAACATCAAGTTCCAGAAGTGGATGGAGGCCAACGGCCATTCCTTCGGCACCTCCGAACAGGAATGCTCCGAAGGTCTCAAGGCATTCTGCGAAGTTGAGAGCAGGGCAGAATTAAAAGATAACCGCAAGGCTCGCGCCCGGTTCAACGAACTCAAGGAGAGGTTTGAAAATGAAAGCTTCTGAAATGCTGCTCCACGCAGCCGAACTCGTGGGTGGTCAGCGAGCGGAAGACTACGGCGACAAGACCGTCAACCATGTTCGTATTGCTGATCTCTGGAACTACTGGCTTGAACAGTCTCGCAAAGGTGGCGCTGACAAGCGCATCACCGCCTACGATGTGGCGATGATGATGATGATGGTGAAGGTAGCCCGGCTGATGCATTCGCCGGGCCACCAAGACAGCCACATTGATATCGCTGGCTACGCTTCCATTCTGGAAGAGATCGCCAACAAGGAGCCTGCTTCTTAGTAGGCTCCGATATCCCTTGCCCTTTCAACAACGCGCCTTGCCACACGATCACGCTGCTCTCTCAGGGGACGAAGGGCTTCAGTCTTCTCCACAGAGGTTAGGTCGCTGCGTTCAATCCTGGCAATGCGCTTGTTGATTTCCGTGATCTGCGTCGAGGCTTGATTAACCATCGGCCTCAGACGCAGGGGCAGACCAGCATCACCACGGAGTTCTGCCAACCGATCAAGATCGCGGCTCTCAGTTGCCATGTTCTGAGAACGCACAAGCTGATCGGTCATCTCCTTGATCTTGTAGAAGTCGCCAATGAAGCGGCTCGCGCTCTGGTCGTCGCTCCGATAGAAGCGGCTCGCACCAGTCAGACCAGCGGCGATGGCAGGCATACTCATCGGATCGCCAAAGGGGCCAGCAGGCTTGCCGGGAACTAGACCAAAGGCAGCAAGGATGCTGTCGAAGCCAGCCAAAACAGACGAGCCAATCGTGCCCGAGTATCCTTCCAGCACATACTGAGTGCGGATGGGGCTGATGCCGAACGTCTCACCAATTGCCTTAGCGACAGCGCTCGTGCTGCGATTGACGCGCTCTTCGGGAAGCTTGCTCGCGTCGCCAGCCGTCTCAAGTGAGCGGCTACGGAAGAAGTCATAGTTCGTGAAGGCACCCAGCAAAGGCACGGCAGCCTGTGGGATCGGGTTGAAGAAGAAGGTTGAGGTGCCGAGATCGGCCAGCGCCTTGCTCAGGTCCCTGCTGTCATTGCGGCGGATGGCGTCGAGAATAAAGACAGGGATCGCGCCAAAGACAGAGCCCACCTCGAACGCTCGAGGCAGGAGAATCCTGTTGTCGTTGGGCAGATAGACAATGTCGTAGCGGAACTTGAGGTCAGGGTTCTCGTTGTCCCAACGCTCGGGTTCGTCCCCTATGTTCTTGGCAAAAAGCGCCAGAGACAAACCCATAACAACCAGACCGCGCAGCAGCATCTGCTTGGGAAGACCAAGCGTCCAAAGCTTCTGCGTGTCGCCCTTTTCGTTTTCGATGAGGCGATACATGCCCTGAATCTTGGCATTCAAGAACGGCACCAGGGGCACAAGCCAGTTGACGGTATATCCCAGCCAGCCATCGCCCATGCCGCGACGAGAGAACGGGGCGAGAAGATAAGCCTGGAACGCGGCCTCCTTGTCATTCATGCCCTGAGCCTTCATGCGCTCGTAGAGCTTGATGCGCTCGGCCATTTCAGTTGCTTCGCTGGCCTTCTGTAGCGTGTCGAAGGTGCGACGCAGCAGACCGCCAGGACCATAGCCAAGCCCAGCAATCTCACGCTCGAACGCAGCGGCAGCGTCGCGCTCGCCCATGCCGTAGGTGTAGCCACCAAAGCCCGTCTGTGCGGCGATGGCCTTATAAGACGAGCTAGACCGAAGTGCCTGTCTCAGACCATCAAACGTGTTGGTGTAGAGAGGCACACCCTCCTGCACATAGGCCATGATCTTGCCGCGCCAGAGGTTCGCCAGCATGAAGCTCGGTGCCAGCGTCACCATGTCGCGGAAGAACGCCGCCATGTTCGCCATCGTCTGGTAGATGCCGTTCGTGAACTCACGCGGCGCACCAGCAAGGGCGACATACAGGGTAGGATCATCAACCTCGAAGTGTTTATCCTGCCCGTTAACACGGTAGGTAATCGTCTTACCCTTCTCGCGCTCCTTCGCAGGACGGCCAAGCCCAACATCCTGCAACGCCTCAGCCGCCTGCCTCATGGCGACGTTCTTCATGCCAGCCTTCATGATCGTGTCGGCGTTGCGGATCATGTTCTCGAACAGATCGCCAAGCGGATTCTCGCCGCCCTTCACGCTGACATCGAACGCAGTCTTAACGCGAGTGAGGCTTTGAGACAGACGAGGCCCAACCACTGCGTCTGAATCGTCCTTCACATCGCCTTCAGCCTGACGATAGAAGGGCGTGTAGAACATGCTACCAAGCTGATCGGCCTTGGCGCGATCAAGCGTGCCAGTGTTGACGGCGAAGTCGAGCAGCGCCTTGTTGATGCGCTGAATGTCAGCAGCCATCTGCTTCCACTCAGGGTGCGCGCTCTCAGCCTTGGAGATGATATCGTTCATCTCCTTGTCTGTCAGATTGAAGAAGCCCTTCTTCCCTGTCTTACGAAGATCGCGCTCGCGAAGAGCAACGAGGTAGGCTTGTGCCTCTCTCTTGTCTGCAACGTTGAGCTTGCCCTTGATGGCGTCGATAAGGCCCGGCACGTCATCGCGAACGCTCACGTCGCCGGTCTTCGGATCGTAGGCCAACGGGCCGTGGTTCAGATACATCTGAACGCGACCGCTGTTGTTGAGCGCGACCTCCATAGCGCGACCGACATTCCTGACGGTCATGCCCTTGTCCCTGGACAGATTGTCCAGCATCCACCCAGGACCGGCGCGGTTAACAGACGTTCGCACCAGGGCAGAAGAAATCTTCTCGCCCGGCAGGGCTCCAACAAACCTACGAAGCCCGTCAGCAAAGACGTTGGGCTTGTCGATCTCCTTGCCCGTCAGCTTGTCTCGCATGACCGTGAACGCAGGATCGTCAGCAAGCGGAGAGCGGGCAGATGCCTGGGGCGTCCTAATCTTTGCGCCAGCCGCCAGGAGTCCAAGGTTGTTCTCTAAGCCTTTCTCACGAGCCGCTTTCATACGGGCACCGGCAACCCTGAAGCCCTGAGCTTCGTTGATGTTGGGGTGATTCCGCCGCATGATCTCCAGCACGCGGCGCGAGAGTTGCCTCATGCCAGTGAGGGTGAGGTGGACTCCTTCGGAATAAACTCCGAAACCTGCCGTCTTGTACTTAAAGGGGTTTTTTTGAATATTTAGCGGCTGAAGGCCGTGTACCGTTAGGACGCCATCATCAACCGACACGTCAATATTTAGGTAGCCACCGGACTTGAGGTCTGCAACTAAAGTATAGTTCGCATTATCCCTTGTCCCGGATGCCTCAACCACCTCAAGGTCGGTGATGACATCGCCGCGAGCAGAAGCTTGGACGTTGCGCGAGGCAGACTGAAGGGCCGCAACGCCCTGGTCGATCAGTCCTTCAGACGGAACCGTTCCGGCATCTCTGCCTCCAACTCGGGCGGCAGCGGCTCCTTCGGGTCGAACTTCTCCCCCGGATAGTTCATCTCCAGATACGTGGCCCTGTTCATCGGCAGCCCCAAGGCTTGCATCATCGACAACGTCGGGTCCTCCGGTTGCCCAGGAAGGAGCGGAGATACCCCCGGCCAAACTTCTGATTCGCTCACGGGCTTCTTCCTCTGTGGCTACACCGTCGCGCACACTTTGCCATACATCGTTGGCGGCGTCTATGTTCTTTTGGTTGCGCTTAAAGGCAGGGCTAAAGAGACCGCGGATTGCTTCCCATGTGATGGACTGCATTTCTCGGGGAAGAACGCCACGCATGTCGGCAGCTTCGCGATACGCATCGGCGTAGATGCCATAGAGCCCCTGAGCGCCAGTCAGAGAACTGCTCGAAGCGCCGGGCATTCCCTTCCCTGGGGAAGTGCCAAGGCCATGAGCAACTTCGATAGCCTTCTGACTAAGCGGTCGCAGATTGGCAGCAGCCACCGCGTGGGTGTCGATGGTCACATCGCCACGCTTCGCATCAGGGGCAAGGATGTTGTTGAAGAAGTTGCGGACCTTGTGAGCGTTACCCACTCGGGCGCTGACGTTGTCCTTCCTGCCATCTTCAATAACGGAAATACCCTTGGCGATTTCAGCTAGGGAGCCCCAAGCGACACGAGCCTCCGCACCCTTGCCAGTCTTAACCGGTTCGCCAAGCTCACCTTCAGGAGAGACGCTGGCATAAGACGGAGAGTTGTAGGTCTGGTCGTATGTCCTGACCCACATGGCAAGAGCAGCAAGACGCAGATCACTATTCATGCCGCGAAGCTGAGAGAGAGACTTGTTGCTGACGATCTGCCGAAGCTCGGCATACTTATCATCAGCGAAAATCTCGTTGAGCTTTTCGCGCATCTTCTTGTCGAAGACTTTGTCCTGCTTCGTCTTGTAGATATCAATCGTTCGCATGGCGAGCGAGACATTCTGGAACCAGTCCTTCTGCGGAGACAGGACTGCCATAACGCCAGCGACGCTGCTGTCAGACATATTGTACTTGGCAGCAAGGTCCTCAGCCAAGCGACGGGCACCATTGTACCACAGTCGGCTACGGTCCCTGATATCAGACGGAGTGTTGTCAAACAGCCAAAGCAGATTGCGGACTACATGATCCTTGAACGCGCGAACCTTTTCTTCTGGCGTCGTCAGAGAAGGATCGGGCCTGTAGTTCGGATAGCTCTCAATCAGACCGGCGTTACGGGCGAAGCTCTCGGGATCGCGCGCCATAACATCAGTGTTGATCGGCAGATCGTTGCCAAGCGCGTCTTCAGTCGCCTTCTTGGCGGTCGGCACTCGCTGGCTGACGCGGTCATCATGGTCGCCATCAGCGCGCACGCCGGGGAATCTACGGGCAGAAAGCTGCGGACCACCGCCGCCAACATCCTGCTCGGTAGGCGTAGCCATCGCGTCAAAGCGACGAGCATCGCCACGAGCAACACGACCCAGAACTTCTTCGACCGTCTGGAATCCATCGCCACGAAGCTTGCCGCCCAGCTTCGAGAAGAAGTTCTTGATGGTATTAACGAAGCGAGCAAAGGCAGGCTTCAGGCCAGCCATCGGAACACCGCGACGAGCGGCATCGGTCAGCGAGCCAAACGCATAAGCCTGCGCTTCAGTCGCCTCAAGCGTGTTGGGAAGCGACGCAGTGAGAACCCTCCAGTAGCTTACCGGATTGCCTTTCTTGTCCCGGATGGTCGGGTGTGCAGTCTGCTCAAGCTTGCGACGAATCGTCGGATCGACATCCGTGATCATCATGCCGTCGCGGAAACCCTGGTCCATCAGCTTCTTAAACTGAGGATCGAACTTGCCGTAGTAATCCTGAAGGATATGGAAGGCTTCATGCGATGCCGTCTCACCAAGGACCGGCATAAAGTTCTGGGCGAGAGACAGCTTGATGATGCCGGTCAGACCGTCCCTTTCCGGACGGGCACGGATACCCTGCAAGGGCTTGGTCGGATCGCCGCCGCTGCGACGGATCGCTTCAGCCAGTTCTCCTGTAGGCAGGAGTTCTTTGACGAACTCGACGCGATGGTTCGCTCCAGCAGGAAGAAGGCCAGCCAACTGATCCGCAGCCGTGAAAGCGGCATACACTTCCTGCGCCGACATGGTGCGGTCCTTCAGAGCCTGCACCAACGCATTGCGAATCAGGCGACCCTGAGACCCAAAGTCTTTCAGCTTGTCTAAATAGAGCGCGTTGATCTTCTTCTGAGCTTCGATGCGCCGAGTGGCGCGAGCATCAGACTCGCTGATCTCTGCCTCTGGAGCGGCCTGGGCCTCTTCCATTGTACGGGCAGAAGCCT